TAGAGACTGGTGATTTCTTGTTGCAAGAATCTGGTTATAAATTGGTACTATAAATATGGCTACAACTAATTTTCAAAGCGGTACAGTTATAGCATCAACTTGGTTAAATGATGTTAACAGTGTTACTTATAACAAAACATTTCCAGATAGAACTGTTGCTTTAACTACTCCTACAGTTTCAAATTTTATAGGAACAGGAAGTCAAACAGTTTTTACGCTTTTATTATCACCAGTAGGATCAAATACAACTAATGTTTTTATAAATGGTGTTTATCAAAACAAAAATACATATTCTATTTCTAGCACAACATTAACATTTACTCAAGCGCCTCCTGTTACTTCATTAATTGAAATAAGTTATGCTTAAAGATCAAAAAGGATAAAAATGTCAGATTCAAAAATATCAGCACTTCCCACAGCATCAACACCGTTAACTGGTAGTGAAGTTGTTCCTCTTAATCAAAGCGGTGTTACTAGTAAAGTTTTAGTTTCCAATTTAACGGCAGGCCGTGCAGTTAGCGCAAGTCAAATTACGTTAAGCACAGGCAATGTAATTTTTAGCACTTCAGGTACAGGCACTCAAGGCACAACAACAAATGACAACGCAAATGCAGGTGTTGTTGGTCAATATATTGATAGTTCGGCACTTAATGTTACTGTAGGAACAAGCGCAACTACTGTTACTTCAATATCTTTAACCGCTGGTGATTGGGATATTAGCGGTTGCAATTATTATTCTGGCACTGCCAATAATTATGTGATTGCTTGTATTAGTACAACAGCAAATTCTACAGCTGGTTATGTTTATGGCAAAACATTTGTAGCGGGTACGATATATCCTACTGGGGGAGTAGGCGTTGCAACATTACCAAGGTCTAGAGTTAGTATAACATCTACCACTACTTATTATTTAATTGGCTATGTTGATTTAACTTCTTCAACTGTAAACGGTTATATTTCTGCAAGGAGAATGAGATAATGGAACTTTATATACAAGTAAATAGCAACCCTGTTTCTTATCGTTCATATACAGGGTTATCAGAAACACAAGTTACAACTTTACTAAATAATGAAGGACAAACATCTTTTTCTTTTATTGACGTTGATGCATACAATTTAAATGTTGCAGCGTTGAATAAACAATTGTAAAAATTATTTAAGGAAAAATCATGTCGCTGACAAAAGCAACCTATTCGATGATTAGCGGTGCGGTTTTTAACGTGCTGGACTACGGTGCTATTGGGAATGGCGTTGCTGATGACACAACTGCAATTCAAGCCACAATTAACGCGGCTCTTGCATCGCAAACCACAAATGCCCAAGGCATGGCCTCGCAATCAATACCAGGGACGGTTTACTTCCCTGCTGGAACTTTTCTTGTTTCAGGGATCACTTTGCCTGCTGGGTTTTTAAACATTGTTTTGCAAGGAACGGGGCCAAGCTCTGTTTTAAGTAAAAAATCTGGAAGTACAACCGCAGTAATAACTTTGCAAGGCGATACTACTACGCTTAACAGCAATGATGGTCGTGTTTTGGAAGTATTTATTCGTGACTTGGCTATTTCTGGTAATAGCATTGCAACCATTGGCATTTATTGTCAAAAAATATGGCGCTGTTATTTTGATAACTTGTTGATTAATGCTTGCACTCATGGCATTTATTTAATTGGTTCAAGCGAATATTACATAAACAACTGCAATATTTATGGCTTGAATACGGGTAGCAGTATCTATAACAATGGTAGCCAAAACCCTGCACCTTATGGAACTCCGATTGCGTTGGTAAAAGGATTCTGCGAAGATTTTACAATTCAAAATTGTTGGCTTGGTTATGGTTTAAATTCCTTGACCATGAACCATTGCGAAGGCGCAGACGTAAAACGATGCTATTTTAGCCCGTATGCAAGAAGCGCCATTTTGATTAATAGCAGTGGTGGCGGGGCAGGCACTACAGACGATTCTGCTGCAATCACAATTCAAGATTGTTGGTTTGAGGGTGATTCTGCTTCTGGGTATGGAATCATTGAAATTCAAAGCAATGATACTCTCAATGTTTATGGCGTAATCATTCAGAATAACGCATTTGCCACTTTGTCATTAGACACTACCAAATTGGTTCAAGCTGGATTCAACAGCACTGGAACAGGTAAAGTTGGATACATACAAGTTGTTCAAAATACGTTAAATTATTCTGCAACTGCGTTATACCCAGCATGGCTCAATGAAAATCCCGATTTAGGGTACAACAACATTGTAAGAGACAACTGGCCTATTGGCGGCTATGGCGGTGTTTACACTGCACCAAACCGTGCGTACCCTGAATTTAGTCGGTTGGTTTATTCGGCTAATGACGTATGGAATAATACAGCAGATGCAAATCCTTGGTCTCCAACTGGATGGACCGCAAGTGGGTCTGGTGTTAAAAAATTAACTTATCAACCTTATTCATACCTTGGATACTCTGGACCGTCATTGGGCGATTCGTCAGCAACAGGTGAACTAACTTTTGCCTATACGCTGGATGTTTCTCAATACCGCAACAAAGTCATAATGATTAGCTTTATGGTTGCATCCAATACTGCTAGTTGCAGTCTTAGTCTGTTTCCAAACTCGGCTGAACCAAGTCTTACCGCAAATGATGTGATGGATTCACGGCTTGCTGTGCTTCCATTGATAAATTCCGCAGATACCTCTGGTTTGACTTGGCGCAGAAAATTTTACTTTGTGCCAATTAACGTATCCCCATCGTCAGGCACTGGTGCTGGTGGATTTGGCAATGCTTTTGCATCTACGTTAGGAATTCGTTTTACTAGACCAGCAGGAACTGCGGCAACCTTGTTGTTGGTTGCTGACTTCAACATTTACGCTACTGACAAGTCGTATGCGTATGGTGCTTTATAAAACGCCCGCCCTGAAATTATTGCTTTTTACAAGGAACAACAAAATGTTACTCCAACTGCTTAAATCTAAAACAGTTTTATTTGCTTTGTTTTTGGCAGTATTGTCAATATTGCAAGGCTATGTAGGAATGTTGCCACTAACACCTATACATCAAATGTTTATAGGAATTGCAATATCTGTTGTTGTGACTTTGCTGAGAATAGTCACTACTCAACCTATTTCTGAAAAGTAAAACATTATGTCTAACCCACTTGTAGTAACTGTATTTTAAAAATGGAAACTCAACAACTTATTGACATTGTTCTTGGAGTAAGCTGTGCCGCAATAGGTTGGTTTGCTAGAGAGTTGTGGACGGCTGTTAAAGAACTTAAAACAGACTTAGCTAAACTTAGAGAAGACTTACCAAAGACTTACGTAGATAGAAATGATTATCGCAGTGACATGCACGACATCAAATCTATGTTGGGTAAAATATTTGATAAGTTAGATGGTAAACAGGATAAATAACTTGTTACTAGGAACAAAACATGTCTTACAAATCACGTTGGGATAATGGTGGCTGGTTAGTCATCTGTGACCAGTGTGGTCGTAAATATAAAGATAATGAGCTTAGGTTACGTTGGGATGGTCTTATGGTGTGTCCTGGGGATTGGGAACCTAGACAACCCCAAGACTTTGTACATGGTGTAGCTGACATTCAAGCTCCACCTTGGGTTAGATCAGAGCAGTCAGATCAATTTCTTCCTGTTTGTGATTTATTAAGTATTAATGGTCAAGCAGATTATGGTACAGCAGATTGTGCTGGAGCAGACAGAGTTAATGGATATACTCCTAGTAATTATCCACAACCAGCAGACTAATGGAATAAACTATGAGTTCTACTTACAGTATTAATAGCAGCCAAATTATTTCCCTAGCACTAGGTAGATTGGGTGTGCTTGAAATTGGTGATACTCCTGATACCAATACATACAACAATGCTTTGATGTCTCTTAACTTACTCATTAAACAAATGAGTGTAGATGGATTAAAGCTGTGGAAAATAACTGAACTTATTATTCCTACTACATCTGGTAAAACATCTTACGTATTAGGTGGGTCTACATCTACTTTAATGTATGACTCTTTAAATCCTACTGTAGCTATTACTGACAAACCACTTAAGATTATCCAAGGGTTTTACCGTAATATTCAAGTAACTCCTAACATAGATACACCTGTACTTATTGTTTCTAAACAAGAGTACAACATGTTAGGTTCTAAGTTTTCTACTGGTACAGCTAACACTTTGTTTTATGATCCTAGAGAAAACAACGGTATTTTGTATGTGTATTTAACACCAGATCTTAACTCTCAAACAAACATTCAATTGCACGTTGTAGCCCAAATGCCTTTGAATGATATTACTTTAGGTACTGGTACTTCTACTGATACTCCTGACTTTCCTATTGAATGGCAAAACACTCTAGTGTGGGGATTAGCTGATGAGTTGGCTATGCAGTATGGTGTTCCAGTTAACTCTAGACAAGAGATAGCAGCAAGAGCATTGGTGTATAAAGAAAAGCTCTCTGATTGGGATGTAGAGGCTTCTAGCACGTTCTTTATGCCTGACTTTAGATCTACCAACCCAAACTCTTACGGACGTTAATATGACAACCGAAAGAATAGCACTTACACAACCAATAGATAGTCGTACAGGATCTTTTGCATCTGATGCGTATTGTGCTAACGTTTTCTTTGATACTAGTAATGGTAAAAGAGATTGGGTTAAAAGACCTGGGCTAACTAAAGCTACTACTATTGCTAGTGGAACAGCACAAGGTTTAACTGCTTACAACGGTAATTTAGTATCTGTTATTAATAACACTGTCTATCAAATTAATCCCAGTAGCTATGCTGTTACTAATTTAGGATCAACGTCTGCATCTACAAGCCAAAGTTATTTTGTAAATACATTTCTTAATAACTATTTGTTTTTTCATAATAAAGTTAATGGTTATTTACTAAACAAATCAGGAACCTTAAGTACTATTAATAACACAACTGTTGTAGCTATTAGCATTGACAACCCTGGTTTAAACTATAGTACAGGTATTACTCTTAGTTTTTCTTCTGGTAGTGTTTCTGCTACTGCTACAGTTGTATCGGGAAATATAACTACTGTAACCATTACCAATCCTGGCAGTGGATACTCTAGTGCTCCTACTTGTACAGTTAATCTACCTGCTACACAAACTCCTACTGGTACAGGTACTAGTGGCTTTTACACTGTATCTGTATCTAGTGCTAGTGGTATATACACAGGTATGTTTGCTAGTGGTACAGGCATAGCACCTAATGCTATGGTTACTAGCATCAATGGAACAACAATAACTTTAAACATTCCAAACACAGCTACTGTATCAGGTACTATTACTTTTCAAGATTTAGGTTCTGGAGCAGTGTTAACTCCTGCTCTTAACTCATTCCCTGCTGGTCCTTTTGTATCTGGTGCTGTGTTTTTAGATCAATACGTATTTATTGGTACAACTAACAACCGTATATACAACTGCAACGTTGGTGACCCAACTCAATGGAATGCTCTTAGCTTTTTAAGCTTTGAACAAACAGGAGACACATTAATTGGTATTGCTAAACATTTAAACTACCTTATAGCTTACGGTTCTTCAACTACCCAGTTCTTTTATGATGCTGGTAATGCTGTTGGTTCACCCCTTACTGTAGCTCCTAGCTATACTATGGAAATAGGTTGTGCTAATGGAGACAGTCTTGTTGCTACTAGTAACACAGTTATATGGGTAGCTACTACAAAAACTTATGGTAAGTCTGTGTACCTTATGGATGGGGTATCTCCTATTAAGGTATCTACTAGCCATATAGATAGACACTTAGAAGCCGATTCATTAACACACGTATCTGCTTATGTGTATAAGATAAATGGTCATACCTTTTATATACTAACGCTATATAACACCAATAAAACTTTAGTTTATGATTTAGATGAAAAGATGTGGTACACCTGGACTTCTTACAACGGTTCATCTGAAAACTATTTTGTACCTACATTTTATGCAGATGCTAATAATACGCCCTACTGTTTAGACAGCACTAATGGTAACTTGTACTACTTTAATACTAATGTTTACCAAGATAATGGTCAACCTATCTATTGTAGGTCTGTTACAGACATTAGAGACAACGGTACTACCAAACGTAAATTCTATGGTCGTTTAGAAATTGTTGGGGATAAAGTAGCTGGTAACATGTACATTAGTCATTCTAGTAATGACTACGCTAGTTACTCTACTCCTAGGGTTGTTAATCTTAATGCTCCTAGAGCACAGATATACCTTAGTGGGGCTGATAGACGTAGATCTTGGCAGTTTTTATGCTATGACAACGTTCCTCTTAGGTTAGATGCTGCTGAGATTGACTTTAGACTTGGTGAAATGGACCAAGAACAATCTGTTGGTAGCGGTACTCAATACAAGAGGTAGTTATGAATCAAATAGTAGAAGCCATTAATTCTGTAGCTAATAAAGAAGGGTTTAACCTAAGTACTTCAGAAAGCAAATTAGCTTTAGCTAAAGTATTGTTAAAAGAAGAACAAATTGAAAATTCTATTGTTCATAGATTTGGTGGAGGGCTGTATATTAGGGAAGCACACTATCCTAAAAATACTCTCATAGTAGGTCAAGAACATGTCTCTGAGCATATGAATGTTTTGCTTAAGGGTAGCATTAACGTTATAGATGAAAACGGTTCTATACAGACTTTAACAGCTCCACATATGTTTGTAGCTAAAGCAGGTAGCAAAGTAGGCTTTACATTAGAAGATGTTGTGTGGCAAAATATCTATGTTACTAATAGTACTGATGTAGAATACTTAGAGTCAATATTATTTATATCCCCAGATATTCTTAAAGAACACCAACAAGAAAAGTTAAGTAAAGAGTATTCTTTATACCAAGAAGATCGAGAAGACTTTTTATTGGTGGTTCAAGAATCTGGTTGGACTTTAGAAGATATAGAGTTAGCATCTAAATATAGAAAAGATTGCATTCCTTTTCCAGATGGTAGTTATAGCATTTGTTCTGGTGATTCACCAATACAAGGTAAAGGAATGTTTTCTACTGCTTTAATAAAACAAGATAGTGTTATTGCTCCTATGAGGCTTGGAGGGTTAAGAACTCCTGCTGGTTATCTTGTTAATCATTCTAAGCGTCCTAATGCAAAAGCTATTTTAACGGGTTTTAATGACATGTTCTTAGTAACATTAAGAGATATAGGTGGTATGGTGGGTGGTGATTTAGGTGAAGAAATAACTGTTGACTATAGACAAGTTATGAAATTAAACAATATTTGGAAAGGAGACAAAACATGTCTGCTGGAATAACTTTAACTGGTCTTGCTGCTGGTGTAACTGTAGCTGCTGGTGTTAATGCGGTTACTGGTGGAAGTGTTACTAAAGCTCTAGGGTTTGGTGGAGGTGGAGGTGGTGCAAGCACTGGTGCTGGTTCAGCTACTGCTGCTGCTAATCCTATGGCTCCGTATCAAGCTCAACTAGCACAAATGTATGCTGGATATTTACAGCCTGGACAAAATGCTGCTCCCCAAGCTATGCCTGGATTTACTCAATTTCAAACAGGTGTTGTTGCTCCTGCTGAACAAGCTTCTCAAAGAGCTGCTGCTAATACAGGTATGTTGTACTCTGGTAATGAAGCTCAAGCTTTACAAGGTGTAGCACAACAAGGTTATTCAGGATTTATGAATAACTATTTAAGTCAATTGTCTGGTGGAGCTGGAGCTGGATTTAATCCTGCTGCTGCTGCTCAACTAGGTGCAACACAACAAAATGCTCAACAACAAGCTATTATGCAAGGTCTTGGAGCAGTTTCTACTGGATTATCTGGATTATCTGGTCAGTTTGGTGGTGGTGGTAATTCTCCAAATACATCAGCTATGTCTGCTCCTTCGTATAGTGGAAGCTACACTGGTCCCACTTTAAATTCTAGTAATTCAGATATAAGCGGTAGTTTGTCTTAATAAACAGGAAATAAATTATGGCTTACTTAATGTCCGATGTTGCTGCTGGTAGTCAAGCTGCGTTACAGTTACAGCAGAATATGGCTGCTGCACCTAATGTGCAACAAGTTGAAGCCAATAAGATGCAAGAGCAACAAAATACTCTGCAAAGACAACAGGTTCAAATACAACAAGAACAAGCTAATGCTGCTAAAACTAATCTTGCTAATTTAGTTTCTGATGCTAATATTAAAGCTAGTGAAAAGTCTAAAGCTACTCTTTTAGATCTTTATAAAACACCTGAATTTCAAGACGCTGTAAACAAGCAAGATAATTCAACTATTCTTAAGATGACTCAAATTGCTTTGTTTAAAGCAGGTGATACAGAAAAAGCTTTTCAACTTACCAGTGAAGTTGATAAAGCCAATGCTACTAAATTAGCAAACCAAGAAAAACAAAATATATTAGATGCTCAAGAAGTATCTAAAGCTCATTACAACTTAGAGCAAGGTGCTACTCTTGAAAACCTTCCTAAAGAACAACAAGATGTTTTAATTAAAGAAGTTGGTAAAGCCAACTGGGATAAGTTTACTCCTGAACAAAGAATAGATGTTACTAAGAACTTAATGATGATTACTAGTAAGAGGCTTACTAATCAACTTGCAGCAATGCAAGAAGATAAGTTAGAACAAACTGGTCAAAATAAAAAAGATGTTGCTAACATTAATGTTGATGGAAGAATTAGAGCAAAAATAATTGGTGAAGAACATGCTGATTCTAGAGAATCTTCTAGAGAAAGTGCTGCATTTGTTCGTGAAAAACTTAAAGAAGAAGGTAAAGATACCCGTGCAGAAGGACGTTTAACAGAAAAAAGTTGGAATGATGTTAATCTTAGATTAGATAAAGTAGAGAATCCAAGGATAACACTTAATCTAAAAACTATTGTAGACAATGCCAATGCTGCTAGACAAAAAGGTCCTACAGGTTCTATGGATCAAATTAAACTTGATAATAACTATAGAGCAGCGGTTAAAGACTATAACGATTACCAATTAAAAGTTGCTCAAAGACAACTTGATATTGCTGTAAGCTCTCCTGATTCTTTTAAAGAAAAAAAATATGTTGTTGATAAACTTAAACATAATGTAGAACTATTTGGTGGTGGAAGTGTTGCTGAAGAAGCAGAAGCTAAGAAAGGTAAACCTACACCCACTAAAGAACAACCTAAAGAAGTTGTTAAACCTACTACAACTAAACCTATTACAGCAGAAGAGTTTAATGCTAAGTGGACTAAACTTAAACCTAATGAAACATTAGTGGGACCTGACGGTAAAACTTATACTAAAGGACAGTAATCATGGATTGGACACCCCCATCTGATGCTGTTGAAACTAAATCTAAAAGTGTACAAGGACAAGATGTTACTAGAACGCTAGTGGATAGTAGCACTAAAGGTGGGTGGACTCCACCTACTGATGCTGTAGAAACTAAAGCTGCATTTGGTATATACCCCAAACCTGGTATGAAACCAGGTAAAGCTACTCCTACTGTAAGTGGTATAGGTGCCTTTGCTTCTTCTGCTGCTGAGTCTATTGCTGCTACACCTGGTGTGTTAGTTGGAGCTAGAGTAGGTGCTGCTCTTATGCCTCCTGTTGCTCCTGTGTTGGGACCACTATCTAAACCCGCTGGAGCACTTGCTGGAGGTATTGTTGGAGGTGTTGCTGCTAGTAGCCTTATAAAAGCAACAGAAAGTTTTGCTGACCAAGTGTTTGGTACTAACATTTCTGGTACTAGAGAACAACAAGAAAAACAATATCCTTACGCATCTCTTGCTGGTCAAGTTGTAGGTGGTGCAGTTAATCCTCTAATGCGTCCTGGTTTACCTGGTAGTATTTCACAAGGTGCAACTGGTGCTGGAATAATGACTGTTGTGGGTGCTACTCAACGTGCTATACAAGGTGGTGATCCGTTTGATCCTGTAGCTATGACTGTTGATGCTACCACTGGTGCATTTACTAAACCTACTAAAATGGGTGAACGTCTATTAGGTCAAGCTGCTGCTCCTATTGATATGAGTGCAGGTAAGAAACCCGATGTTACTAGTAACGTTAATCCCCCACCAGGTATATCTAAAGAAGAGTTTGTTGCTGGTTTAGAAAAGACTAAGAAACAAAAAGACTCTACTGTACCTCTTGTTGAAACAGCTATTAAAGATAAAGCTACTGGTGAGATTACTCGTCTAGGTCCTAAACATCCAGAATCTATTAAAGCGTCTACTATAGATACCCATGACCAAGGGTTTGTAGATGAGCAAGGTAACTTTCTTGATCGTAAAGAAGCTTGGAACAGAGCTACTAGTACTGGTCAAGTAGCTAAAGATCAAAAGCCTACTGTAATGGGAGAGGGTTTACATAGTGGTGATTTAAGAGCTGCTGGTGATAAACGTTTTGAACTTGTATCTATACCCGAAGAAATTGGTGGTGTGCCTATTACTCGTGGGTTAGATAAAACTCGTCCTGATGGGTCTAGAGTTGGTGCTACAACTAAAAGAGATGCTAGTGGCAAACCAATAGAAATATCTGTTGATGTAGATCATTTGTATCAACAGTTTGAAGATAAACCTTGGACTACTCCTAAAGTAGAGGGTGTAGAACCTTTACCTGCAAATACATTTAAAACACCACAAGAGTGGGTTGACTTTGTTATTCAACACGAGGCTGAACATGTTAAGACTCCTATTAAAGAAGGACAAACTAAAGGCGGCTATGAAGACCAAATTAATAAAGCTGCTCTTAAAACTTTAGAAGAACGTAAAGCTGCTACTGGATCAACTGGTGAGCCACCTAAAGCTACTGAAACAACTGCTCCTAAAGAAGAAGCTCCTGTAGATCGTACTAAAACATCTCCCAGAGATATTAAAAATGAACAAGAGTTCAATGAAATAGCTCAAGAGATTTATGAGAAACATGGTGAAGTAGAGGCTGTTAAATTCTTTGAGGGTTACCAAGAATATAAAAAGACTTGGGGTGATGCTGTTGGAGAAGTAGAAAAGTTTGTTGGTACAAACTTAAACTCTAAAGAAGCCAATGAGCGTATCGTACATAACAACACCAGTGATCTTAAAGAGATGGCTGGTAAAGATGTTGACTTAGAGAAACTTAGCTTTGACATAGACAAGGGTGAAACTTTAGTTGGTAAAGCTAAAGAAGTAGCTAATAAGTTTAGAGAGCTAATGGATAACCTAGGTAAACGTGCTTTAGAAAAAGGTGTTATCAATGGTTGGCATGAAGACTATGTAGCTCGTAATGTAGTTACAGAAGGTGCTGCTCCACCTGGGGCTTTAGAACAGTTTTTAAAAGATGCTTTTGGTTATGGTGAAGTTGCATCAGAGGGTGGTACTAAGACTACAACTAAGTACGGTGAACAACGTAGACTTAAGACTCGTGAAGATTTAACTATCCATCTTAACGGTATTAACAAATGGTTAGCTGATAACGGCAAAGACTATCGCTTTAAACTTAAGTCAAATAACTTAGCAGAGATTTATAAAGACTACGCACTCTCAGTAGAAAAAGCTATTGAGAATAAAAATCTTATTGAAAACATTAAACAGGTTAGAAATGAGAATGGTGAAGCTTTAATTAGACCTATTACCAAAGATGAGCCACTACCATATGGTTGGAAGGTAATGGACAACTCTGAATTAGCTGGATACGCTATTCACCAAGATTTAGTACCACACCTTAAGTTTGTATTTGATTCAAGTCCTGGAGACTTGATGAAAGCGTTAGGAGGCATATCCAATTTTGTTAAACGAATGAACGTTGTTGGTTCTTTCTTTCATGCTAAATCTTTGATGGAAGTTTATTCTAGTGCCAACATACCTATTTGGTCACCTATTAAAGATGCTATTGTTCTTCCTTTGGTAGAAAAAGGAGTTAAAGCTTTTACTGGTAAAGATATACAACTATCTGCTATTAGTAAAGCTGTAGAACAATTTAGAAAAGGTGGTGTAGGCAGTAGTGTTGATAGATGGATTAGAGAAGATGGTATTCAATTGGGTGTACCAGAAGATGTGTCTCAAGGAATACTTACTGCTACAGGTAAGTTTGCTGATACTTTAATTGGTAAGTTTGGACCTAAGACTAGGGTGTTAGAAAAGTCTCTTAGTGCTACTGAAAAATATACTTTGGGATATTTTGATAAATACACTTGGGACTATTTACATACAGGCATTAAGTTATCAACTGCTGAAGCTTATTTGGATAGAGCACGTATGCAAGCTTCTAAAGAGGGTAAACCATTTGATGAATCAGCTACTCGTAAAGAAATAGCTAAGTTTTTAAATGAAGCTGGTGGTGGTCTTAATTGGTATCAAGCTGCATTAGATTCTAGAACAGAGTTTGGTAAACGTGTTGCTCTTGCTGCTTATAGCCCTGAAGGTCGTAGAGCACTGCAAGTAGCTTTGTTTGCTCCAGATTGGACTGTATCTACTGTACGTGCTTTTAGTTCTGCTCTACCTAAAAATCTTAACCCAACTACATGGCATCCAGTAGAAGGTATTAAAGGTTTAGCAGTTCCCACAACCAAAGGAGACTATGCTAGGCTGTATCAATTTAAAACAGCATTAACATACTT